AAATAACCCGTTTTGGCTTTTTCTTCTCCGCCTGCGCCTTGGTGACGGGCTTCACCTCGTCCCGGCCCTCCAGCGTGTCCTCGATCTTGTCGAAGTTCCAGTTGAAATACTTGAACGCCGCCCGCGCGTAGTTCCGGCAGTCGAGCGGTTCGTTCCGGTCGTAGGTCTTTTCCCAGCCGATGGTGTTCTTGCCTTTGCTGCGGTGGATTACCATGCGCTCGGAGAGGAGTCCCTTGAAATACTCCATATCGTAACCCAGCCGGTAATTCTTCGGGAAGTGCATGAATTTGGAACCTCTGTCCTTGACCGTGGATGCGTACATGATCGCTTCCTTGCCGCTGTCCACGCCAATCAGAAAGCCCACCGCGTCCGTTTTCCCGGCCAGAGACTTCATCAGGCGCACATAAGGGATGGCCTCCCCGCCCTTGCCCTTGATGGGGAATACACGCTTCACGGAACGCTTCGCGCATTCCGCGTACACCTCGTCGGTGAAGTGGCCGCCGGAGTCGACGAAGGTTGCGAGAATGCGCATCGCCATGCCGTTTGCCATCTTCCATTCCCGATCCAAAAGCTCGTCTAGTTCGCGCCACACGCCGGGCGCGTCCGCGCGGCCCGCGATGATGCCCCGGCTGATCCCCCAGCTCTCCTCGTCGCGGCTCCAGCCGACCACCTCGTATTCGAGGCGGTTGTCCTGCGTGTCAACGCCCATCGTGAGCACCAGTACGCCCGTCGGCACGTCCTCGTTATAGTTCTCGCGCCGCTCATAGAGCATCTCCGGGCCGCCGCTGTAGTCCCTGAGCTCCCATGTTTCGCCAAGGACCGTGTTCCAAAACACTTGCAGAAGCTCAGGATCCTTTCCCGCATCCAGAAAATCACCTACAATGGCCTTCCAGTCGGACCAAGGGCTCATGAACGCGTTCAAGCGGAAGCTGCGGATGCCCGTTTCTAGCGCCTTGTGGTGGTGTTCCACCCATTTGGCGGGGCTGCGCTTCACCTCAAACTCACTCGCCTCGCGCTGGCACACCGGGCAGCGCCAGCGGACGTTCTCTACGCTGAATCCCTTTTTGCCGTTCTGGTCGTACTCCTGCTTTTCATACTGGATGTCCTGAAACCGGATGTAGCTGTACTTCCGGCAATGCGGGCACTCAGTATGCCACTCCTCCTGCGTGCCCTCCAGGTACGCGCGCTCGATCTTGCTCCTGCCCTTGATCGTCGGGGTGGATGTCTGGACGACTTTACGGTTCTGCCGGTACGTCTCGGTGCGCTTTTCCGCCAGTTTCAGTGGGTCGCCTTCGCTTCCGGCGCTGTCCGGGAACCGGTCGATCTCGTCCATAAACTCATACCTCACGGGGCGTCCGGCAAGGTCGGTGGGGCTGTTGGCGCCGACAAACGTGACGCTGCCGCCCGGAAACTGCTTCATGGCGATGGTGTTTCCGGAATCACGGCTTTTGGCCTCAAACACCTTGCGCCGAAGCGGCGCGCAAGCCTTGATCATGGGGGCGACGCGGCGCTTGGAAAAGTCCTCCGCGAAGTCCACTTTCGGCTGGATGAAAAGCATCGGGCCGGGATCGACATCTATCGCCCGGCCCATCATGTTCAGTTCCAACTCAGTTTTGCCCACCTGCGCGCTGGCCTGTATGACGATCTTCCATACTCCCGGCTGGGTGAACGCGTCCATGATCTCGCGCTGGTAGGGCGCGTTGTCCGTCCGCCAGGGGCCGGGCGTCGAGGAACTCTCCGACACCAGCACCCGGTTCTCGTCCGCCCACTCGCTCACCGTCTGCTTCTTGGGCGGCTTAAAGCTTGATAAGGTGTATTGCCTGAGCTCCAGCAGCGTCAAGGTTTACACCTCCTCTTCGCCCTCCTCATCGCCTGCGTCCTCCCGCGCCGCGCTCTCTGGGAGCGGCGTTTCCGCGATCTGCGTCAGCACATCGTGCATTTCCCGCTCGATGATCCCATTGATCCGCTCCACGCTCGTCATCGCCACCACCATCGGCGCGAGCCTGCCGGGCATCTGGAGCAGGTTTTTCTTGACCACGTTCGCCACGTCGCCCCAAATCCTGCGCACCTCGTTGATGTCCACAAGCTGGCCTTCCATCCGCTGTACCTCAAGCTCGGTTTTGCGTGTTTTCACTTTTTCATGGATCGCCTTCACGTCGTCAAGGCTCTGGTCTCCCCCTGCCTCGCTGTCCACGTTGTAGGAAACCCACCGCTGCACAAAAATAGCGGCATCATATTTGCCGCCCTCGCCTTCCACGAAAAGCCTGTCCGCCTGCGGTAGCTTCATGTCGATGTCGTGCAGCCGCCGGTAGCTGTAGCCCGCGAGCGTCGCCAGCTCCTTCTTCGTTAAGCTGATCCCCATAGCCGCCTCACTTCGCGTAGCGCATGATGAGCGCCGTATGCTCGTGCTCGATCCGCTGCTTCAAGACTTCGAGGATTCCTTCCTGCACTGCCTTCTCGCTGCGGTTGGTGGGCATCTGTGGCACGCCGATGCCGACCGCCGGGCGGATGCGCGTGCCGGACTTGTTGAGCCTCGCGTACACGCGTCCCCGATTCGGGCCGGAAAACACCATGAAGTGCACGGCGTCCCCTTTGTCGGGCAGCGCGCTGGCCCCCGCTGTGACGATCTTTGCCATGACCTTGTAGGCCCGCCGCGTCCGCTTGCCCCGTCGCCCCGTATAGCCCGTGGTAATGCGCCCGCCGCCGGAAGTGGCCGTCGCGCTGTACTGACTGCCGATCCTGCCGCGCACGCCGGATACCGGAATCGTGCACCCGACTTCCGCGCCCATGGACATCTGCGGGTTGCCCACCTGCGCGCCGATCCAGCCGGGGCTCGCCATGTAGTCCGCCGGAACCTCTTTTTTCAGGATGCTGCGTACCCTCGGCCCGGTCCGCTGGAACGCGCGGTACATGAGCTTATTGAATTCGCCCTTCGAGTGGCAGGCACGCATGCGCTCGACAAGGCCGGAAAGCCCTCTCGTGTCCACTCGGAGCATCACCTTGCCCTGCATGATCGCACCTCCCGCCAAAACGCGAAAAAGGCGATGCGCTCGCATCGCCTTCCCAGTTCTACCGACGATAGCATTTTAGCATGTCAAGGCCTGAGAATCAAGAGAGTTTTGAAAATTTTCTCAGATTTTCTTAAAATCCATTCGGTTCTTCCTGGAGCTCGTACTTCTCCTTCCATTGGACGCTCTCCATATCCTTCGCCTGTTCCACGGCAGTTCTTGCCAGACGGAATGCCCATTCGGTCATATTGAGTTCCAGAATCACCTTTGCGGGCGGCAGGTTTTCCACGTACATCATCATCACGAACGTGCGCATGTTCCGGTTCGGGATCGCGTTCAGGATGCGCTCCGCCTCTCGCAGTTCCCGCGCATAGTCCATCACCCGCTCCCGGTGCTCCTCCTCCAATCCTGCGATGGCCGCAAACGCCGCCTCGAACCCCGCCGAGACGCCGCCGCCTCTGGGCATTCCGCTTAAATGCTGCGTGATGTTCTGCGTCCGCCCACGCTCGAAACTGGCGCGCTCCTCCAGCACCCTGATGTCCTGCATCACGCTCACCACCCGACCAAGGAGCGGGATGTCCCGGTTCCGTATGATGGTTACCTGGCGCTCCTCCTGTTCGTTCCGTCCCGCCAAATCCTTCGCCTCCTTCAAAACCGCGAACGCTTTCGTTTTTCGCCCAGCTTCCTACTCCCGCCGGATTATCTTTTTGTAGTCCGGCATCAAGTCCCGGCGAATCCACCAGATCATGAACGCCTTCGCAACCGGGTAGACCATAATCAGCGCCGCGTAATAGATGATGAAGCACAGATACATCAGGGCCTCCAACAGCCCGTCGTAGAAATACCTTGTCCCATCGCCTAAATAACGGGCATTGAACTTGATCTCATCCCACCATCCGGTGGAGAAGTGGATGTATGCCCACAACGGGCGCTCGACAACCACGCGCATCAGGTCTGCCGCGCTTTTGATCTCCGGCTTCTTCATGTGTGCCACTCCTCCCGCGCCGCCTTCCGCCTTGCGCTGACCGCCCGCCTGACCCAATGGAACGCAAGGATCAACGCGCCGATGCTCCCAAACCCGACACATCCGATGAGAAAACCTTTGAAGAATTGGAGTAATACGTTCATGTCCCGGCCTCCCCCTCGCATCAGGCTTCGCCCTTCAACGCCTCGCTGCCCGTCCCATCCGCTTCCACCGGGCGGATCTGGCCGCCGCACTCCGGGCACTCGTCGCCGGTCAATTCCTCCAGCCCAGCGGCGGAAAACCACTGCTGCCCGCAGCCCTTACAGATATACGCGTTCATGCGTTCGGCCACCCTTCCGGCATCGGGATGTGTTCCAACGTGTACACCCAAACCCAAGGGTTTGCGGCGACAGCGAAGGCGGGGTCTCGTTTCATGTTCAAGGAATCGAAGTAAGCGAGAAAGCCTTCCCTCGCCGACGCGTAGTAAGGGGTGCTGCGATCATGCGACCCCGCGCCCTGCGCATGGACGGTTCCGCCCATTGGCCTAAATCCCTCGCGGATGGCTTCAGCCTCGGAAATGTCCTGCACCCGCTCAGGCCGGACGTCCTTGATGATTCCGAAGTCTCTGGCAACCTCCCTGGGCATGAAGCGCGGCGGCCTCCAGCGCGTCGGCGCTTCGCCTTTGACCCAGTGGACTTCGCCCTTCCCGTTCGGCAGGATTCCAGCCTTCCTCGCGTCCGCAAAGCTCTGCGACACATAACGCTCGAAGCGTTCGAGATCCGGCACATGGATCCATTCCTCACGGATGTCGTCTCGGTAGTCCACGGCGATGCTCTGCCGCCCATAGTCCCATGCGCCAATCCGCCAAGATTCGCGGATGTATACGGTGTCGCCGGGCTTGTATGGCGCTTCGATCTCACAGCACGCCTTGATATGCCTTGTCGTTACTTGCGCGCCGTCTGGCCGAATTGTCACAACATCAGGCGGAGTATCGTTCTGCAGTTCAACAAGCCTGGTCCCGTATTTGTCGGTTCGCAGCACGATATCGGTGTTGTCGTACTTCTTGTTCACAATGCGCCGCGTTATATCTTTATTGCCCGCCCGATATTGCGCGGCCATTTGCTCACTGAAAGAAAGACCCTTAACGCTCATGTTTTCCCCTCCGTTGCCCCGTTCCTTGCGGCCTTGTGCGCTGCGTTCAGCGTCACAAGCCAGTCCACAATCTGCGTCAGGCACCCGCCGTCGAAAACCACGTCCCAGGATGGGAAGAAGCAATACCCCCGCCACGGCCCGTACCAGCGGATCACACCGAGCTGCCCGCCCGTCTTCTTCTCGCTCACCAGATAATCCCGCGTCCTTTTTCTGGGTTCCGACGGCTGGATGTCCGCCCGCATGTACTTCCCCGTCAGTGTTTCAGGCATCGCCCGATACCTCCTTCAACGCCCTGACGCCCCGGCCAACCTCTTCGTAATACTTGAAAAGGAATCCCTCACTCAACGTAGTGCATCGTTTATAGCCTTTTACGATGAAGTCGCCTTGAAAGGCCGTGCAGTCCGCATCCTCCCCCTTGTTCCGCCACGCCACCATCCACTTGTCCGGGGCATACAGGCACGGCGCGGGTCCGGCGCAGACCACGGCTTTGCGAGCCATGAGGAAAGCCGTGACCTCCTCTTGGTTGTCCGCCTCCAGTTGAATTCCTTCAAACACATGCTTATCCCGGAATTTTCGGATCACGCCTCCACCTCCATATCATCCCACTCGTAACTGAACCCGCATAAATCGAACGGTCTGCTATTCCTATGGTTGCACCGGTCCATTACTGCCTGTACGGAGACATAGTTGGCGATTCCTGCCGCACGAGCGGATGGGTAGAATGCTACAGCCTCACCCGTCTCGTCGATCATACGCACAGGCCTGCGCCTTGACTGCGCCCCTGTCCTTCGCCCAAGCTCCACCGGCGATATGAAACCGATGTTGTTGGCATTGTGGTCGGACACATCACCATTTTTATGGTATACCAGCATCCCATCGGGCTTTCTGCCGAGCCATGCAGCCACCACGATGCCTGTGACGGCCA